TGCCTTTTATAACCATATCCTGCCTGTTGTCGTAACCATTACCGAGGAAGATGTGGTTCGGGTTTACGCAGCCTGGATTGTCACATTTATGAAGGGCGTAAAGGCCGTCAAGAATAGGTCCATTTGTGAGTTCCCATGCGATTCGATGAGCGCGGTGGCACTTACCATCAACCTTGATTTGACCATACTGTCTTGTGTCTTTACCGCCAAGCCATTCCCAACATTCATCCGGCCCCTTAATATCGACCTTAGACCAAGTACGAGAGATCCGCGATATAGGCCGGTCGGTCGTGTCTGGGGTTATTGGCCGGCAATATGGCATTTCAGAAACTCAGGTGTGCGCAATCCTTCGTGGCAATCAATGGGGGTGTCTGACATGACCGCCTCCAATATTATCGAGGGTCGCAAGGTCGGTGGCGGTCAGGGCGGCGGGAACTGGGGGGGGTGCTGATGAGCAGTTACGAAGCCTTTTGGCACGAATGGTCAAGGGAAAAGTGGGAGGAATACCACAAGCCGATGACTGAAGCGGAGATTGCTAAAGCGATGAGGGGCTATCCGGTAATCGAGAGAGACAAGGATTATTACCCTCCTATTCCCGAAGAGTGGCAGTGGGCTTTCGATGCTATGTCTGTCCTCAGTGATAAAATCAACATGGAGATATTCGCCATACTCCGTGAACGTAATGACGACGAACATGAGGAGAGATTGCCATGAGCATAATTGAACAGGTTGTAACCGATAGAACAATTAACACTCCAGAAGACATGCGAAAGGAGCTTTTCAGGTTGAGGCTTCACGATCCGTTGGTCAGGCGAGTGTTTGATGTCGCGAATATGGACGGTTTATCAGCAGAAGACAAGTACACGATGCTTGCCTATTACGCGATGGCAGATCGCAACAGATTCCAGCAGTTGCTTGTCGATGATGCGATGACACGACCGAGGCAGTTTTTCATCGAAACGCCACTGGATTGCATTGGAGTAGATATTTCGGCTGGAATTATCGCAACAGGTAAAACGGATAAATAAGGATATCATGCCCCGCTCCGGAACCTCCCCGGTGTTATCCTCCCTTCTGGGGAATGCGGGGTGAAGCAGAATTAGGCGATGTCGGTTTTCCGATGTCGTCTTTTTCTTTCTCCCTTATGAACCACTGGCAAGCGCCGAGCGTTTCTTTTGAACCAATCAGAGGCCGGTAAGTTCAGAGTTATCACGACTTTTCCAAAGCAGTTACTATGCAAAAATTGCGTACCTGGAATAATTAAGGAAATTTGGCAAATTGGCTCGATAAAAACTATTGACACAAGATGTTGTTATGCAAATTTTGCACACACAAGAAATAAATATTGACATCTGCATAACAAGAATTTAACGTATATCCCAAATGCCTTAATTGGAGCCGACAAGTGCCCGAAACCTCGGGGAGATCAAACAATGGCGCAAGCAGTAATAGATGAAGGCGTAACAAGTCTCGGAGGCTTCACGAAATATCGACCTCCATCTGCCGTCTTCGCAGAGCAAGCAGCAACAGCCGCAGCAAATTCCCCTCAGCCCGAAAATCCTATCATTCCCCTCCTCTCAGGATACATCAATAAATGCTGGCAAGCGGCTCTTCAGGCGAAGCAGCCGATTGAGCAGCAGATGTTTAAAAACGTCCGGATGGACAATGGCATCTACGAGGCTGATACTCTCGCTGCAATCAGGCAGATGGGCGGATCGGAAGTCTATATTCTCCTGACCACGAAACTCTGCCGCGCTGCCGAGACGTGGATTAATGACGTTCTCCGCGCAACCAATGAAGTCCCCGCCTGGACGATTACTCCGACTCCTATCGCCGACCTTCCCCCTGACATCAAACAGCAGATCATGGCCGAGACGCAAGCCGTCTACGAAGAGACGCTGATGCAGATCATGCAGGCCGGGGAACAGTTCTCTCTTTCCGATATCAAGGACGAAATCAGGGAGTACGCTACAACTCAGCGCGACAAGGCGATGTCCGAACTTCAGGAAGAAGCCGTCAGACGTTGTGCTCGCATGGCGAAGAAGATTGAGGACCAGTTTGTAGAGGGTGGATTTGATGACGCTCAGTGGCAGTTCATTTCCGACTTCGTAAGACTGAAGGCCGGGATTCTCAAGGGGCCAGTATCGAGATCCGTCAAGTCGAATGAGTGGGTACAGTCTGAAGGCGGGTGGGATATTTCTGCTGAAGCGAGACTCAAGCCGACCTTTGACCGCGTTTCCCCGTTTGATCTTTACCCTGCGCCTGACTCAAGAGGACCGGATGACGGCTACCTTCTTGAAGTCATTCCGCTCGACCGCAAAGGGCTCTGGGGGCTGATCGGAGTTCCGGGTTACTCAGAAGAGAACATCAGGGAAGTCATACGACAATACGGTATCGGTGGTCATAAGCTCAATCGCAGCATCGACGCGACCCGCGCCATGTTCGACTTCGGCTCCACTCAGTCTCTCTGGAATACCGACAAAATGGAAGGGCTTGAGTTCTGGGGCTCGGTTCCCGGCTCCATGCTGATCGATTGGGGTATGAAGGAAGACCTGGACCCCGAACAAGAATACGAAATCAACGCCATCATGGTCGGGCCGTATGTCATCCGGGCAATTCTGAATCCTGATAAGCTCGGCCGGAAGCCTTATTCGGTTGACTCGTATCATCGGATACCCGGCTCGTTTTGGGGCAAGGGCGTTCCCGAATTGATGGTAGACGCGCAGCATCAGGCCAATGTCGCCGGTCGGTGTATCGCTAACAACGCTATGCTCGCGTCAGGGCCGATTCTGGAAGTCAATACCGAACGATGCAGCGACAATGAGAAACTTCATCCGTGGAAGATATTTCAGTCTACCAACGCGCAGATGCTCGAAGCTCCGGCAGTCAGAGTCTACTCAATCCCCATGGTTGTTGGACAGCTCCAAGCAATTCTGGAAGTCTGGTCTACCATCGCTGAAGACCAGACAGGCATCCCCCGGTGGGCTTACGGCAACACAAACATCGGTGGGGCCGGGTCTACTTCTTCAGGGCTCTCAATGCTCATGACTTCCGCTTCGAGAAATATCAAAGAAGCAATCGCTCACGTTGACCGCGCCAAAGCAGGGGTTGTCTCTCGGACTTACGATTTCAACATGATGTACGACGAAGATCCGGATATCAAGGGTGATGCTAAAGTTGTCGCTCGCGGTTCATCCGGATTCCTTGCAAAAGAACAAAAGACTATCCGGACGAACGAGCTCCTTGCAGCCACCAATAACCCGGTTGATTTTCAGCTTATGGGTGGCAAGGTCAGGACGACGATGCTCAAGACTGCTTTAGCGGGTCTCGATATCCCGGTCGATGATTTCCCAGATGCGAACGGCTTGATGGAAATCATGGCGAAGATCGAACAGCAGCAGGCTCTTCAGCTTCAACAGCAGCAGATGGCGATGCAGCAGAAAGGTTCCTCGCCTGTTGGGGGTTCGCCGACCGGGATGATGGCGAACTCTCCGGGGGCCGCTCCTCAGACTCTCGACAACGCTGGCAATCCTGCCGGTGGCGCTGACATGCAGATGGTGGCAATGTGATAACCGACTCTCGCCTACTCGCCGACCTGCACGAAGCAAAGAACTCCAAGGTCAGAGAGTACCTTGACCAGCTTATCGAAGACGCCAGCGAGGAAATCGACAACGCTCCGACCGACCGCATGACGAATATCGGCATTGGCAAGAGACGAGCATTGAAAGAACTGGCAAAAGCAATGGACACCGCCCTCGACACTTTCGAGGAACTGAAGAAGAAACCGAAAGTTGACATGACGAAAGCGTTTTGAAAATAGACCGGGATTTCTGACCACAGACCCCGGCGATTTAATCGGGACTCGCTACGGCGCCCCAACGAGGTAACAAATGAAAGACGGAGCAACGAAAGCAAGAGAAGAAAAAGAGCGGCTGTTAAAGCTGCGCGATGGCGTGACAGGTGATCAGCCTGAGTTGGACGCAGACGGGAATCCCATTGTGGCCCCGGTTGTTGTTCCACCTATAGTTGACGACCCCGCGCCTGCACCCGAAATCTCGCAACAGTTCGAGACCCTTCGCGCCAAGTACGATTCTGAAGTACCTCGCCTCCATTCGTGGATTCGGGAAAAGGATGCGAAGATTGCCGAACTGACTGCCGAGAACACCGAACTCAAGCGCCAACTGACCGAACTGAAGCAGACCCCCGTAGCGCCCCAGGTTGATGAAGATGGCAAAGTTTTGTACGTCTCTCCGCTGGTCACTGATGAAATCCGCAAATCGGATACCTATCAGTATTACCTCGCAGAGTTCGGACAGACTTATGCCGAGCGTCAGGCTGAAATGGCGATCAAAGCGGCCAAGTCTCAGATTCAGCCGGTTCAGGACCAACTGGCGAGCAACACGGCGGAAACAGCAGAAGAGAAGTTCCACAGTCAGCTCAATGCCCGTTGTCCGGAATGGCAGGGTGTGAATGCTGGCATCAACGTGGATGACAATTTCGTCCTCTGGCTGGAAGAGTCGTTCGCACTCGAATCGTTCCGGGCTGCTTACCGTGCCGCCGACATCGAAACAATGGCGAAAATCATCGAGAAGTACAAATCAACCATCAAACCACCAGCGCCCAAGCCTACTCCTTCGCCTGCTCCTCCGAGAGCCGGTGGCGGGCAGCATACGACTCTTGAGAACAACAAAGGGGAAGTCCTGAAAATGGCCGACCTCGAAGCTCTCGTTCAAGACTTCACCCAAGGGAAATACCAAGGGAAAGAGACCGAGTACGAGACGAAAAAGAAGGCGTTTATGACTGCAAGGGCTGAAGGCAGACTGGTCTAAAAGGGGACTACAATGTCTGTAAACAGAACTCAGGGATATACCGATCTGGCGGCTTACACCCCTCAGATTTACGCATTAGAGCTGCTTGAGAAATTTTACATCTCGGCTGTTCTTCCATTCATTTCAAACAGCCGCTACGAAGGCTCCATCAGCGCCCAGGGCGACAAGGTCATCATCAGGACTCGTCCTGACGTGACCATCTTCGATTACACCAAGGGGATGTCCCTTCGTGAGCATCGTCAGACTCCGGAACCTTCGACCGTTGAACTGCTGATCGACAAAGCGAAAGCCTACTCGCTCAACATCGACGACATCGACAAGATCCAGAATGACATCGACGCAATGAGTGCATGGGGTGATGACGGTGGCAAGCAGCTCGCTATCAGTATCGACCGCTCGATTCTCAATGCCATCGATGCCGACGCCAGTGCGAGCAATACCGGTGCAACTGCCGGGGCTATCTCTGCTTCCTTCGACATGGGCGTGACCGGTACTCCGGTTGTCATTACCAAGGCCAATGCCCTCGACGTAGTTCAGGACATGGCTTCCGTTCTCGCCGAGCAGAACCTTCCTGATTCCGACCGTTGGCTGGTTCTTCCTGAGTGGTGGTTCAACCTGCTCAACAAGGGCGACCTCCGCAGGGCTGACGTAACCGGCGACCAGACCAACAAGGTCATCCGGAACGGCTATAAGGGGCAGATTGCCAACTTCGACATCTACGCCAGCAACAACTACACTGGCGTAACCGATGGCACGATGACCTGCTGGAACATCGTCTTCGGCCACAAGTCGGCACTGACCTTCGCAAGTCAGCTCACCAAGAACCGCGTGTTCCCTGATCCGGATTCCTTCGCAACGATCATGGACGGCCTCCAGGTTTACGGCTACGAAGTTGTGAAGCCGACCTCTCTTGGCGTTTGCTACGCTGTCAAAGGTTAATCCAACCTCTAGCCCCCCTCGCTTGAATAGGAGGGGGTATTCCCTTATAAGGAGAAAAGAATATGAGTGCTTATCCTTCTACCACAACCGCTGTTGACACGACCGCGATTGTAGCGCGTTCGCAGGCTAACCAGCCTTTCATGATCGAGAAGACCTTCGATCTTGACGACCTCGTATCTGCTAAAGTCGCCAACGCTGACATCGTGAACCTTTTCACCTTGCCAGCCAACCACGTCATCCTGGCTACCAGGATCAAAGTCACTGCTGTCAACGTCGGCGCCGGTGGAACATCCACCGTGAAACTGCGTTTCGGTACGACTGACATCTCGGCCACTGCCGACATGCTCACCCTGAACACTGTGGCAACAGGGGGCTCGGCAACAACCGCTCTTCCGCTCAACGTCGGGACTTCCGATGTTCTGGTG